TCGAAATGGACGGCTGCAATATTGCTGGGTGCGGTCGTATTTGCAATCGTGGTTTTATGGGGTTTGTCCTGATCATGGCTGAGGAGGAAGGCGACCAAGAGGCCGCGAACAGGATCGAGAGGCGGCGTGGGCCGTCCACCTACACATTATCCTTCAGTGGAATTATTGCAGTGGCGGGTTTGGTTGCATCCGGCGTAGCGAGATATAACACGGTGCAGAATGATATCGCGACCCTGAAACGAGGCGAACTGTATCAGGAAAGAACCAATGAACGCCTCGATGAGGAAATCAAATCGGTGAGAGCCGAGCAGCGTGAAACGATGAAGGAATTCAACGACAAGCTCGACAGAATCATCGAGAAATGGGCGAGAGGGAGAAAGGCATGAGGTATCTGCTGGGAGCTTTGTTTCTGGCGTCGTGCACCATGCTTACGCCCCTGGTGACGAATGAGCCACTGGTGACGAACGAAACCGCAATGGAATCACCTGTTGCAACTGTACAACCGCAAACGTCAATGAGCACTGCAGAAATTATGAAGCCAAAGTCCAAGCCGACATCTCCCGTTTCGGAAATATCCTCCTGCGCCACGCTGGATGCAGGCGATCTGAAGGAGACCATAAAGGCGAAGCTGGATTGCATCACAGAAAATACTCCCTGACACCTTTACCCGATACAGATAAATGAGCATGGAACACAAGGGATCATGAGATGAGCAAGCCATTGTTTAATCAGGGAAGGTCCGCTGTAGCGTTATTAGTGTTGGCAGCATCAACACTGGTTGGAATCGCCGTGCACGAGGGGTATAAGGATGAAGCGTATATCCCTGTGCGCGGGGATGTCCCCACCATTGGGTTTGGTACGACCGCGGGTGTGAAAATGGGAGACAAGACAACGCCGGAGCGGTCTTTGGTCAGACTGCTGGACGAAATAGAGGGGGTTTATGCCGCCGGAGTCAGGCGCTGTGTGACCGTGCCTCTCTATCAGCATGAGTATGAAGCGTATGTGAGTCTGGCTTATAACATCGGTGTCGGTGCTTTCTGTCGAAAGGCATTACCTGGAAAACCGCCTAATCTTATCGACCTGATCAATGCCGGACGGTATGAGGAAGCGTGTGTGCGCATAGAGGCATTCAAGTATGGGCCCGGAAAGAAGGTATTACCTGGTCTGGTGAAAAGGCGCGCAAAAGAGCGGGCACTGTGCGAGGGATCATGAGATACAAGTTCGTGGATAAGGTCGAGATGGATTTTCTCAGGTGGTTTTATCACTGGTGGCGTCTCAAGAGCATGGATTCAAACAAGTTCGAGAACACCTTCAAAGAGCTATAGACCAGACTCACCGGGAAACCATTCCCGTACAAGATTGCGGAGAAAGATGATTAATGACAGGTGCAAAGTATGCTCAAAGAAATCCTCGCCGCAATCGATTGCACAAAAAAGAGGCAAGCGTAGAAGCTCTGTAATCG